TATTGAATAATAGACATTTAGAGAAGAGAAAGAATACAATGGGTAACGATATAGAAACGAGCGAAACACTTTGGTTTGCTTTGGTTTTCCATTGATTCAAAAACCCAGTAGGAAAAGTGAAGAAGAAAGAAAATAAGGGTAATTGATTGATTGTCAAGAATGAGTGGCATTGAGTGTCTTTTGTTGCCGATTGGGTAAAATGCCTATTTCGGCATAAAAAAGCAAACATTCCGTCTCTATCCCGTTACCCATTTTTGATGGAGCAAAACACGGCAATTCAACGTCTTTAGTAGGCAGAACATGTCGCTGTTTGTCTGATGTTTACATTGTTCAAATAACTCACAAAGGAAGTAATTTTATCAACTTAAAAAATGTGAGTATCATGAACAAAGAATTGAAGGTATCTTTTTACCTGAAAAGAGAAAGCCGACTTGAAAAAGTTGGTAGGGACAAGAATGTGGCTTACCCGATTATCGGAAAAATTATTATCGGCAATAGTATTGCCCAATTCAGTACCAAACTGAAAATTGAAGAACGCCTGTGGCATATCAAATCAGGCAGGGCAACCGGAAAAAGTCGTGTTGCAGTTGAGCTTAACAAGGAAATTAATTCTATTAATCTCCGAATCCACTCCCATTACAGGGATATCTTGGAGCGTACCGGAACTGTTACTGCTTTGGATGTAAAAAATGCGTTTCAGGGCATTGCTTCGGAACAGAAAACCTTGCTCGTCCTGTTTGAAGAAATGATGCAGAATTTTAAGGCGAGAATAGGAATAGACCGTTCCGCCTCTACCTATCACAGCTACCGGAAAACACGCAAACACCTTGAACGTTTTATCCAAGTAAAATATAAGGTTCGGGACATTCCTCTTATCCGGTTGGATTTAGCTTTCATTGAACAGTTTGATTTTTATTTACGGATAGAACGCAGATTGAAGCCGGGTTCAGTGCTTATATGCGCCATTTATCTACAGAAGGTAGCGCGATTAGCCCTACACAGGAATTTGATCAGCCGGCCACCATTCATAGGATATAAGCCGGAAAAGCCTGAATTGCAAAAACGTTCGTTGACAAAGGATGAACTTGAACGGATAATATCCACTCCTATCGAATCGGAAAGTCAATGTTTTATTCGGGATTTGTTTGTCTTTGCTTGTATGACAGGCATATCCCATGCCGACCTAAAAAATCTGACATGGAAAAATGTTATCACGGAAGAAGACGGCAGCCTGTGGGTTTCCATGTCAAGGCAAAAAACCGGCGTACCCTTTCATGTGAAACTGCTGGATATTCCTATTCGCATTATGGAAAAATACAAAGGTATAGCAGAAAACAATTATGTATTTCCGGCATTAGGACAAAGCAGAATCAATTTTGTATTAAAAAATATTGGCAAACAATGCGGAATAACTACCCCTTTGACATTTCATCGAAGCCGTCATTGCTTTGCCAGTCAGGTCTGCCTGTCGCAGGGTGTACCCATTGAAACTGTCAGCCGTATGTTAGGACACCGGGATATTCAAACTACCCAGCGTTATGCCAGTGTTGATAATGAGAAGATAGGAAATGATATGAAGCTATTATCCCAAAAGCTTTCGGGTAAATTTAATTACGTGGGAATAAAATAATAATCCAAGAATATCATCATGCAAACAAATAGAAGCACATTCAGTATATTATTCTATCTCAATACGAGTAAAAAAAAGAAATCGGGCAAATGCCCAATCATGGGGCGTATCAGCGTGGATGGAAAAAGCACAGCATTTAGTACCGGAATGGATGTTCAGTCCGATGAATGGGATGCGAAAACAGGACTGGCAATAGGTAAATCAAAAGATGTAAATGATATCAACAGGCAGATAGAAAAACTTCAGGCACAATTAGCCCTGCATTACAAAAATTTAGTTGAAAGCAGTGGCTATATAACTGCCGAAACCCTGAAAAATGCACTACGGGGGATTGGTTTGAATAAAAATACATTGATGCAGGAGTTTGCGGAACTTGTAGAGGAAAAACGAAAAAGTGTCGGGATAAGGATTCAGGCAAGTACATTTTCGGCATATGTTCCGGCATTCCGACATATGAAAGAGTTCCTATGGCAAAAGTATGGAGTCAATGATATTCCATTCGGACAGGTGGATATTTCCGTTATTGAGGCTTATTCTCTTTACCTGAAAAGAGACTTACAGATGATGCCCAGAACAGTAAAATACAATATGACCCTTTTTCGTACTTGCGTAACACGGGCTAAGCACAAAGGGCTGATTCGGCAAGACCCGTTCTTTGACTATACCTATGAAAAAATAATACCTAAACGTCCGTGGCTAACCAGTAATGAAATTGAACGGTTAATGCAGGCGCATACAGAATACGCAACATGGAATTTTACACGAGACTTGTTTATTTTCTCAACATTCACAGGTATAGCGATTGCAGATTTGAGAAATCTGAAACACGCCAATATCCAACGGCAAGAAGACGGCAGCTTATGGATTGTTCTGAACCGACAAAAGACCGGAACGACTTCTTATATCCCTTTATTGGATATACCTATTCAAATCCTGAATAGATATAAGGCTTCGGAATTTGCCGGAGAAGATGGTCGGGTTTTCAAGCTACAAACCCGACAAGTTATAAACTGGCAACTTAAACGGCTTGCCAAAGTAGCAGGGATTGACAAGTGTGTAACCTTCCATCAAGCCCGTTTTTCCTTCGCTACGACTATTTGCCTATCACAAGGTATTCCGATTGAAACGCTTAGCCAGATGATGGGACATTTATCTATCAAGACTACCCAAATCTATGCAGAGGTTACCCGAACCAAGATTAATGAGGATATGACGAATTTGGCAGAAAGGATTCAGGATAAATATGAATTGATTGAAAATAAAGATAATAACAGCAAATAAAATTCGAAGCATTATGGAAACAACAAATAAAGGAACTTTAATAATAAAGACGGATAATAAGTATCGCAAATCCGTAGTATTCACACCTGTAAACGGAACGGTCTGGCTAACGAAATGTGAATTAATTCAACTGTTCGATGTTTATCGGCAAACAATAAATGCCTGTATTAATGCGGTACTTAAAGCGGGTACTTTTAATATAGAAGATGTCTGCAAATGTAATCTTATTGCCGATACCACAAAAAAGAAAATTGAATACGAAGCATACGAGTTCAATTTTGAATTTATTGTGGCTATGACTTTTCGTATTCGTTCGGAAAATGCCGAAATATTAAGAAAATGGATTATAAACCAAGTGTTTGTAAAAGAAAGATTTCTTCAAGTACCCGCAATTATTCAAGATTACCAATGGAATTAAATAAACCTTTGCTTTCTTACTTAATAGTGGCTATAAAAGAAAAATCCTGATTTGTGAAATTTCAAATCAGGATTTTTTCTTTCATTTACATATAAGCATTGTTTTCCAGCCATTTCAGGACTTCGGATTGCTTATATAGTATCTTCCCCTTAATCTGAATAAACGGTATTTTCCCTGTATCCCGCCAATCCTGTAAAGTTCGGGACGATACATGAAGCATTTTGCAAACATCACGGTTTGTCAGAAATTTTTCGCCATTCAGGTGTGGAGTTCGGTTTTTCAAGGCTTGCCCTATGGTATTCAGTAACTCATCCATAGCTGTGAAGAAAGATATTATTTCCGTTGATTTCTTGTCTAATATTTCCATTGTGGTATACGTTTTAGTTCCGCATATAGTCGCCCAGTGCGGAAAGGGTTAATAAATCCAGTCTTGTATCATAGCTGATTGCCGTACGTTTCAGATTGTAGTTGATATAAAATCCGTCTTTGTCTTCCTGTATCTCATAGGTGGCAGGGTTTGCCTGTCGGCTCGTTTCGTTGATATGGATAACGCTAAGTAAGTAGCTGTTTCCATTTCTGTATATGATAACTGTCGGATTCAGGTTTATACTTTCCCAATTACCGACCAGCTTATCTAAGTTGATATTTGTTTTCATTGCTGTTGTTTTTTGATTTGTGACTGACTGATTAAACTTTCTATATCCGATACTCGGTAATAACATTTCCGTCCTATCTGTGAATATGGAAGAATACCGTTATCCCTGTAAGCCTGTAATGTTCTTGGCGATATTTGCAGAAGATTACAAATATCTCCATTACTCAACCATTGTTCTTTGTCCTGATTGTTCCCGCAAAGGTCTTTCACTTGTCGGGAGAAATCCTTAAAACGCTCTTTAATCTGCTCGAACGTTTTGCTTTCGATTGCTACTATATCCATAATAAAATTGTTTTACTGATTACTGAAACTATTATCATTGCAATGATTTTCAGGCAAAGTAAAGTGGATTTTTGCTTGGTTTTGGGAAATAGGAAGCAAAGGCAGGATATGGCTTCGGGTGGCACAACACAACCAATTCTAAGCATATTTTCTTGTGCTTAGTTCCATAGTTTCACGGCGGTAGAAGTTATTCTCGTGCCGTTGGTTATTCTCGCGGGCTTCCGCCCCTCCAAACGGGGCAGGGAAGCCATGAGCGGGAAATAACCGACATAGGCGCGGGAAATAACTTTGGTAACAATCGCACTACCGCCCTAATATATTTTTTGAAAATTATCTATCAATACCGCATAGTTAGAACCGTCTATTGAGCGGAAACCTAATTTCTCGGCAAAACTCTTGCTCTTGTCATTGACAGATTCTATTCCGATATACTTATAGCCGTATTTTATGGCTATTTCTGTTAA